GCAGATAGCCTCCAGCGCCCCCAAAAAGGATAGGCGTGTCTGGGTAAGCCATTCGGATGCTACGCATAGCGAGTTCATAACCACCTACGGTGTAATTCAATCCCGAAAGCGGGTCATCGGCTAGTGCATCTGCGCCACAGGCGACAAAGATCAAGTCTGGCTCAAAGTCAAAGCAGACATCCAGGAAGGATTGAACGGCATCGGTCAAGCCTTCATCATCGGTGCCAGCGGCGAGAGGAAAGTTCAAAGCCTTTCGCTCCCAGTCCGAGACCAGCCCCGTACCTGGAAAGATTCCATACTGGTGTACAGAAAATGTCAAGATATTCGGATTAGATTTTGTGAGCGCCTCAGTACCGTCACCGTGGTGAGCATCGCAATCAAAGATAGCAACACGCTTACCTAATTGAGTTGCCTTGGTAGCAGCGATAGCAAAATCAGCGAATACGCAGAAACCGCTTGAGTAATCGCGCATCGCATGGTGTTTAGCCCCTGGAAGGTGAATTGCTAACTTTGTCTTTTCTTCAAGTAGCGCATCAAGGGCAGTAAGAGTTCCGCCTACAAATAACTTTGCAAGGTCGCCTAAGTCATGGCGAGCGCCATCCCATTCATTTGATAAACCTTTGACGGTTACATTGTGGACATAAATTGGATCGTGGCACAGCAATAGGTCATCGGTGTGTGGTGCCTCTGGAGCAATTTCGTCAATGTTGAGATGACGGTCTTGCCCCTGGAGGATTACCTGATTCCGCCCGAGTTGAAATCGGCGACCCTGGGTAGGGTGCTTAGGGTTAAAAACCCAATTCGCATACTCTGGCGAATGAACAATAATTGCATCTTCCATGTTAGGCATCTTCTCTCTCCTTGACTGGATAAAGATACCCGCCCATGGCGACATCCATACCAGTTTTAATGACGACACCCTCGGATGAGAGTTCGACTTTGGCATCAGGCATGAATTGAATAATCCACGCTTGTAAATCTTCTTTAGTTTCTACCGCTGCAATATCCATTTCCCATCCTCTCTATTATTAACCCCAGTTTACACTATTTTTGTTGATATGGACAATTGGCTATCAGTTGAGCCAGGAGAGTGTTTCGATACTCGCGCTGACTCTTTGAGACAGAGCCGTTGCCCATCCATTCTTTGTGCAGGTATTCAAAATCTTCTGTACCTGGGGTTGGATGATAAACAAGACATTGGTATGGAGATTGATTCATGCGCCGAGCAGAATCTTTCTGCTTATCCAATTGCTGTGAGGGAGTTAGACCCATTGCTTCCTCCTAACAAGGCTTTATTTGTCCATTGCTTAGCCTTCTTTTGAGCGATCTCCTCATCCAGTTCTGCAATCTGGGCAGTAAGAGCAATACGATTTGATTGTAGGCGCTCAATGTCGAACCCAATGTATTGCGATTCTGTTGCAATCTGCTCTTTCACAAAATCCTGATCTTTAAGAACCTCAGCGATAATTTCAACAAGAGCCTTTCGGAATGTCTCAATAGCGCTGGTGCTGGCGTAATCTGACCAAGTTTCGCTCTTTGAAAGTGCGTAATGTGCAACCTTTGGCTCATCTACAGCGCAGTTATTACTTGCTGTATATGGAACGCCATTGATAATTACGGTTCCCTGGTAGCGAATGTGTGTAGGTGAAGCCATTGCTCCAATGGTTAGAGTTCCCTTGATGCGGGAATCATTAAAATCTACCGTTACGCAATAACGGTCTCCATAAGATGACTTTTCTGTACCTGGTGTGAGCATAAGAATTTTCACTTGTTCTCCTTTTTAGTAATTAGACCTTCTTCAATGAGACTTGCAGCGGTGCGCCCGTAATGACCCTGGAGTTGCCATGCAAGCCCTGTGTCTACGAGATTTTGAAACAATGTGATAGTGCCGTCATAATCAAGTTCGCCACTTTCGAAAGCGATGATGGCTCCTACGCGATCATAAGGTTTTTCAGTTGGGCAATCCGTGAACGGATTCTCGTTGCCCTCGTTATCTTCACAGGTGCAAAAATTAAACTTCTCGACCTGTGTGGCATGAGTCAATTCTGCCAACTCTGACCATGAAATTGATTCTTGAGTCATTATGCAACCACCTTTTCTTCCTTGTTTGCATCACAAGTGACACAAAGAAACGAATAAACACTTTGGTCGGGATAACGAGTAATTACTGCCCACAGCCCTTTGACCGTAGCGTGATAATCGCAGTCCGTACATTTGAATAAAAACTTTGGTGCTTGATTTAACCCCATTTTGATTCCTCTCTCTCGTTTATTTACAACCCCAGTTTAGCACGGATTATTCCATTGGTACAATTAGGCTACATATCGTGTCCTAGTGACCCCGACTTTGGGGGTCAAATGCGCTTTATCCGTATTCTTGCCGTGTGTGGATTGGTCTTTTGGTTGGTATTTCTGCCCAGCGACTCCGCCTCGGCTAATGGATCGGCTTCTGCCCCGTCAGGTCTGGTTATCGCGGATATTGGCAACAGCATCAGGCTCGATTGGGTAGCCCCTTCTGATACATCGACAGCGGTTGAGCGCTACGCGATTATGTGGACTTGCCCCAGTTGCGGCAATGGATACGGCATAGCAACAGGCAATGTCGGCGGAGCGCAATCACTAAACACCTTTATTACGATCTCAAAATCTATGTTGCCCAGCGACACTTACACTTTTCAAATTAGGGCAGATAACGACACCCTGCGTATTTATTCTGGTTGGTCTAATCAAGCAACAATTTCAACAGCGCCTACTCCGACACAATCTCCCGAGCCTTCGCCTTCGCCTTCTCCAACCGTAACTCTTTCTCCAAGTCCTGAACCTTCTCCATCCAGTACGCCTTCTCCGACTTCTTCTCAAAGCGCAAGTCCTGAACCTTCTTTATCGCCCACCACCAACCCAGAACCGACACCAACGCCAAGCCCATCATCTCCGACACCAATAGAAACTCCATCGCCTTCTCCTTCTCCTCAAGTTAATACTGTGAATGGTAGTGCAAGCGAGGGAGAGGGTCTAACTCTTTCTGCACCTATTGGAAAGATTTTTACCTCGGTTTTATTTGCAAGTTATGGAACGCCCAATGGATATTCAATTGGTGAATGTCACGAGCCGAGTTCAGCCGAAAGGGTTGCTGAAGTATTTTTAGGGAGAGCCATTGCAACGATCATGGCGCTTAATGATGTATTCGGTGACCCTTGCGGTGGAACATATAAATTTTTAGCGATCAGTCTTGGCTTTGGGGATTCTCCAACGGCGGTAGAACCTCAACCATCTCCTCAGCCGACACCAACTGTTTCCCCCAGTTTGGAACCGTCTCCCATCCCGAGTGTTCCGACACCTTCACCAACATCGGAATCAACTTTGACACCGACTCCAACCCCTGAACCTGTTGTAAGTCCGATTCCTCAACCTCAACCGAGCCTGGAACCCGTGCCGTCCATACCTGAACCCACACCTTTGCCATCAATTCCCCCTGCCCTCGAACCAGAGCCTACTCAATCTCCCGAACCTTTCCCGATTCCCGATGAAACTCCCATTCCCGAGCCTGAGCCAGAACCATTGCCGAGCGAGCCTGAGCCAGTTCCTTCTCAAGAACCAGAACCCGAGCCTCAACCCGAGCCAGTTGAAACGCCAGAACCAACGCCCGTGCCAGAACCAGAGCCAGTAAAGCCAACAGAGCCAATAGAAGAACCGTCTCCTGAACCATTAGAAACCTCCGAAGTTATTGATGATGCTTTAGCGGATGGAAAGATTACACCCGCTGATGCTGAGGCGGTAGTTGATTCATTGATGGAAGATGGCAAAGTGACCGAAGCCGAAGCGACAGCCCTCATCGGAACTTTGAGTGAAGGCGGATCATCTCTCAACACAGCCGAGAAAGACCTTATTGTTTCCGTCCTTAATGCTGACGGAAAGATTACTCAGTCCGAGGTTAATAATCTTTCAGAGACTCTTGCATCTGATGGAAAGTTTACTTCCGCTGAAAAAGAATTTGTGGCAGATGTACTTATTGAATCAGCAAACGGTGAAGCCGTAACAGTTGAATCTATCGCTGAGGCTGGAATCACTTTAGAAGATTTGCCACCCGAGCAACCTGTTGAAGTTCGCCAGGATGAAAATGGCAATGAGGTTGTTATTACAGCCGAGGTCGCTGTTGCTTTAGAACTTCTCATTTCGCCAACAGAAATACTTTCAGCAATTTTTGAAAGCCCCGCACAATTGCTCTTTGCTATCGGAAACCTTGGAGCAGATATGTCTCCAGAAGAACGCGAAGAAGCAAGTAAAACAGTTATTGCCGCGACAATCGTTGGCAATATCGCAACAACCACAATCGCCACCGCAGTTGGTGGCATCGGATATAGGAGACCAAATTGAAAAACTTCTTGAATGACATCATCGGACAAATATGGACAATGCTAGGAATGTTTGTTGCCTGGATTCTTGTTGATGGCGTTGCCAAAAATATCGTGGGTTATGCAATCCTGATCACTTTTGGCGTTTGGATTTTGACTTACCCATTACGCAGAAATAAGGATGAAGAATGAAAAATATAAACAATGTCTTGATGCGGATTCTTTCAGTATTCGCCGCATCTGGTTTATCAGTCATCGGCGCTGGCTCCCTCTTTGGGCTTGAACCATTGACCGCCGCACTCATGGCTGGCTTGCTCGGAGTTGCCACCGTGGTCGAATCTCTGGCTCGATCATTTCTCGATGATGGAAAACTAACCACCACAGAAATCAACGATGCTTTTAGTAAGGTAGATAAGAAGAAGCCCTAAGCGACCTTCTTTTCGTCATACCAAGCCTTTTGAGATTTCGGGCATCTTGCCTTTCTCGGCTTCTTGTTTGCTCCGCAGACCTGAACACCGTTTAGAGCAAATGAGGCAAGAAGTTTTTCTTCTGCATCTTTGCCTAGTATCTGGCGATAGAGATTTGCCAAGATTGTCGCAAACTCTGGTCCGTGAACTGCATGGTATGGCGCTAGGTGATGAGCAATTTCGTGCAGCAAGACCGCTGGCTGTCTAGCCCAGACCCCTGCACTAATAACCCGACCTCTCCAATCGTGAAATGCTCTAGCACCTCCACGACCTGCCTCAACCGTGATCATGCGCTTTCCGTAAACCTTGGTGATGGCTTTACGGGCTAAAACTTTATTGACGAATTTCTGACACTCTTTAATTGTCAGAGGTTCGAGTTTATTCTTAGCCACAAAAATCTCCGTTTGCCTTTCGGCTCGGTAGACACGGCTCTTTTGGTTATCTCTCTCCAATTGAGTTTCCTTTCTTACGCCGCTTGCGCGGCTGGTTGGTGTTCTCTCTTGATGTGTCGCCAAAGGCTTTCAAAAGCCATTCCGCCACGGAGTTGCCATTTCTTGCCACATTCAGAACAGATGACGATTCTCATATCTGCCCCCTCTCATATCCGATTATACACTATGGGGGTTAGGTAATCAAATCGAGGTTCCAGGCTCGGGCTGAAATAAGCCCAGACACGCCGATGATCGGGTAATGGAATGAGGTTGCATATCTAACCCCCCTAGTGTAAACTGGAGTTATTCAAGAGAGAGGATAAAAATGGTCACCAAAGAGTTCGCAGTCAAGATCGATACAGAACTATCTGAATTGCACAACAAGCGTTTCAATTTATTGTCCGATTTAGAAAGTGCAATTGACACAAAAGAGTTCTACGAAAAGCATTACCCAACCCGCATTGAAGAAATTGCCAAGCAAGAAGGCAAGATTGAGTCTGCAAGAAAAAAGATTTTTGAAGTAGGTTGCCAGATTCTTAACCTCAATGAGATTTATGAGCAAGACCCTTGGACACGCGCCTTCTTGGTCCTTGCAAGCAATGGTCATGTTCACAGTTCAATGGATTGCAACACCTGTTTTCCAACCACTCGTTACCAATGGTTGATTCAGTACAGCAATGATGATGAAGCAACAATCGTTGATGATGCTGGTAAGGATGCTTGCACAATTTGTTATCCGTCTGCTCCAGCAGAATCTTTGAACCGCCCATCACGAATTGTCACAGCCGATAAGATCGCTAAGGCTCAAGCAAAAGCAGAGCGCGAAGCAAAGAAGGCTGCACGAATCGCTAAAGAAAAGGCTAACGCTCCAACAGCATCAGGCAAGTCTTTGATTTACAAAGAGGGCAAGTGGACCAGAGAAATCAAGACAGAGCGTTCAGCAGTTACAGAGTGGTACAGCCAGTACGCAGATTCTCAGCGCGAAATCGTTACAGAGTATTACGATGGCAAGCCACACACAGAGGAAAGCATCCAGGAACAAAAGAGCCGCAGGGCTTTCGCTGGAGAGATTGCTCAGTTGATTTGCTTCAACTTGGCAGAAAAGCACGGCATCACTTATGAGGAGCAAGAAGCAATCCTCATCAAGAAGTTCGGAAAGAGAGGCTACTAATGACTCAGATAGAAGAAACTTTAAGGCTCGCACAGCGCTTATTGGCAGAGACCAATGAGCCGCTTCACCCTGACCTCGTTCCCTACCTTGAATTAGATGGGGCAATCGGTCCTCAACTTCGTCATCCGCTGGTTTACCAAGTTCCATTGTTTTCCAACGGCAGCGCCAACGCTTATTATCTCCAGAAGAAAAAGGATTTAGAAAAAGCAATCGCTGAAAAGAAGTTCAATCAGTTTATCTATCTGCATGAGCGCCCGTACCGACTTCAAGCGTTTATCTCGATTGCAAAAGATTTACCAGATACAAAATACTGGTCGATCCTTTCTGGAATCTGGACAGATACAGAGAATCAATGGCAAAATCTTGAGCAATGGAAAGAATTGCTTTCAGCCAATCGTTATGACCGCCATTATTTAATGGATGAATCTGAGATTGAATTGTTGAATTCCCTACCAGAGATGGTTACTATTTACCGTGGATGTGTAAAGGGTCTCAATGAAGATGGACTTTCATGGACACTAGACAAAGGCAAGGCAGAATTCTTTGCCAACAGATTTGGCAGAGAAGGAATTATCTTAGAGAGAGATATTCCAAAGTCAGAGATCATTGCGGTCTTTACGGGTCGCGGTGAATCTGAAGTGATATGCGAGGTGAAAAAATGAAATGCTATACCTGCGGGTCAGAGTTCAGAATTACATTCGTTCAAGGAAAGCCTTATTGCTTTCAATGCGAGGAAGATGCCTCACTCGTTGCAGTCGGGTTAATTCGACCAGTAAAGGAGAGAAAAAATGTTGGCTAAGTACCTATCCAAAAATGGTGGTCGCGTTACAGAGCGCGGTCATAAGGTCTCAGAATGGCTGGATGCTCTGGGGGTATTCCTCCTCATCCTGACCGTTTACGGCATTGTGGGGTCAATAGAGAGCGAAAGGTGGTTCTGATGTTAATTCCATCATGGGCTAAGTTCAAAAAGCCTCAAAAGGTCTCTGAAGCCTCCCTACGCCGTATACGCGCGAGCGAGCGCGAGCGCCTTCTATCCGAGGAAGCCGATAAGCGACACGCTCGGGTGGCGGCTCGTTTGGATTTGATTATTAAACCCCAGTAGGGTATACTTTTGCTGTCACCAAGAGAGAGGGTACAAAATGGAAAGATACGCAGGAATCTGCAAAGACTGTGGGACCTATGTGATAAATCGTCAAACAAATCACAAACTTTATGGAGAGTGCCAAAAGCAACAAATTAAAAATCAAGAGGGAGCGAAATAATGACTACAAAAGTTGATCTTGACCAGTTTATGACAGATGTTCATAACGGCACAGGTTTTACATTTGACACTTTTCACAAGGTATTTCGTTATGTGAATGAGCGTTATTTTGGTCGTACTTTGTACGCACAAATTAAGAACGGACAAATTACAGTCGATCAGGTTGTATCAATTATGAAGGGGGCAATTTAATGACGACAGTATTTACGCCACCAACGGCTTACGACATTCTTGTCGAGGCATCTGAAGCGGCAGAAGCGGCAGTTCGCGCTTGCCAGCCAACACCGATGATTGTTGGTACTCCAACAACTTTCTTCGGAAACGAAATTGATGGATCAAAACCAACATATTTCATTGAGGGTGGAGTGTGCGGTTTCGCTTCAGTAGTGATCAAGCCAGCGCGAGGAAAACTTGTCGCTGAATTGAAGAAGCGCGGAATTGGTTCAGCCCATTACTACGGCGGTTACGCTGTTAGTTCTTGGGAGTTCGCACCAAGTATCCGCCGTGATCAAAGTTACGAAAGAGCGTGTGCAGCAGCAGCGGGAGCGGTAAAGGTTCTCCAAAGTTACGGCATCAACGCTTATGTGGATTCACGAATAGACTAAATAGAGTTCACTAACCAGTTTCTTTTTGGGCTACTGGTTGGCGAATAGCACCCGCTGGGCGAGCCGCCTTTC